CCGGTAATCAGCCGGTCACAGATTCTCTTATTTCCGTCTTGTAAACGGAGATATCAGAATCTTTCCCTCAAAACGAAGGAGATTATTGACATGACCGCCCGATCAAGATCCACAGCCCGTAACATAGTCAATGGTACGTGGCGTAGTGTGGGTCAGACATCAGGTGGATGGCTCTTCACTAAGGAGCAAAGCAGTTGTACTGACCACACAGGTCAAGGCGACTGCGATCCGTTCTTAGTTGAGTCATGGGTACATAGTGGTGCAGTGATGCACGACCAGTACGACGTGGGCTATTGGGGCTCCTACTTTCAGAATTATACAACTGACGGTAGTACAGCTTCCAATTTTCCACACATGTCAGTATCCGGTGTCCTTTCCGATGGTGATTGCGCTATTCAAGGCGCAAATAGGAGTTCTCCGTCGTCAGCTTATGTTGACATACCGGCGAACATCCTTCAACTCGGCGAGCTGACACAGCTTCTGCGAACTACCGGCATGGATCTGATCCGAAAAGGTCAGAAAGTGCGCGGTGGAGCGAAGTTGGCTGCTGAAGGTTATCTCGAACAACAGTTTGGCGTCATCCCTTATGTAAGTGATGCGCTCAAGCTACTTAAGTTCAACGATCAAGTTGATCGTAGGCTTAAAGTTTTTGATAAGCTTCGTAGTGCTCGAGGATACCGAAGGACGATGGAAATTGGTGCGTGGAAAGCTGACACGGTCTTCGACCATGTGTTTCAGTCTCAAGGAGCGTATTCTGCGCTCCCAGTAACTGGTTCCACGATTGTAGGAAAGAAGGTTCACTGCAGGTGGTCACCTGATGTGATTCCCATCCCTTCCGACAATTTCCATAAGCGTAGATTAGCACAGCGGAGTCTTCTCGGTGTACAGCAAAATATTATAGATGCTGCCACCTTATGGGAAGCTATTCCGTGGTCCTGGCTAATTGACTGGTGTTATGATGTGGGAGGCTATTTAAAAACCTACCGCAACACTGTACCGGCCATCCTTACCACTTGTGTGGTAATGGAGCACACGCTGACGACATATAGTGCCCCGGGGTATAATTGGCCCCAGTGGTACCAACGTTCTCAGACTCCTTTTCTCTTTACAAGGGAAAAGAAAGTGAGGCGTCCGTCGCCCGTCTATCCTTCTGCCCATTTCCCGTTCCTCACGGGAAATCAGATGGGTATTGTTGCGTCGCTAGCGATAGCGAAGGCGCGATAATTGCCCTCGTTTAGCAACACGACGTAACATCAAGGAGTAACATAATGTTCGCAGATCCGCAAACCCTCACTGTCAACGCGGTGGCCAAAATTCTTCAGAAAATCGATGTCGGACATGGTGCTTCTCAGTACCTTCTCCGCTCGACTACCGATGAATTTCGGCTCAACATTCGGAACACCAGTTACACGGACAAGAAGCGTAACGTCCTTGTGGATCGTCACAATGTCGAGTTCGTGCATACGGTGTTTCCGGTGGCGCCTTCGTCTCTTTCAACCGTACGAAAAACGTACGTTGTGATCGAGAATCAGCAGGGGGACACCCTTACTGATCCCACTTATGTGGCGTCGGCACTGTTGGCTTGGTTGACTGCGTCTTCCAACGCCAATATCACCAAATTGATGAACCTGGAGTCTTAGGACACAAGGGTTCCAACGTAGTCTGAGGAGACTACGGAGGTAAGCAACCTGCGGCTAGGATCATTAACCCTCCATAATAAGGAAGGCTTATGACTAATAGCCTAGTTAATGCGTTACTCCATGTCTTGCAAGGACTCCGTAAGGATGTCCTAGCAACGTACCCGGGCCTTAAGGGTTTCGATCGAGATATCGAGAGAATCACCCTTAATTGTCAAGCTAGAGGTGAAGGGTTCTTTACCCTTGACCTCCCGCACCTCGATTCCCTATTACTTAGGGGACTCGAGTGTGGCCGCCTTCCGCTCGAAGGACCGCTTTCATTAGCGGTCTCCAAGAGGACCAAGGTGCCGAGATTATTCTCGGGACTATGGTTGCGGGTGTTTGACAAAGAGTCCTGTCTACTCCGGAGTCCCGACATTAACGCCATTTTCTTTCTTCGGCAGCTTTGCTGTTTGGGGAAGAAATTGGAAGTGGATTGCTCACCAGAACGTATAAAAACGTCTGTTAAGGCATTCCACGATGTCGAGAGAACGCTTCGCCGCCCTACTTTGCAGTGGGGTAGCAACAAGCTCACGGAGTCTTCTGGACGGTACAGTCTCCATCTTGGGGATTGTACTGCCCTTTCTCCTGACACTTTACCGTTATTCCAAAGTCTCATCGAGACGTCGGAAGACACGGAGAAGCAAAAGAGAGAAGACCTCCGTCTCCTCGATAGGGTCCAACAAGTAGCGGACCTTATCGTCGGTTCAATGGGTTTCCTTGATCCTGTCAGCTATTCGGCTGATCTTGATTCAGAATCCCAAGGAATCGGGTTTAGACACGGGAAAGGTGCTGTGGCTGAACGCGTCTACCAATATGAGAAATCAGATTGGACGACGTGGCCAGCTAAGCTAGAGGGCCGCTTTCCCTTTCATCTATGCGGTAGAACCGCGGGTGATGATAGAGATAGGCCGAGCAACCATGAGTTGCCCAGTCGTCTGATAAGTGTTCCGAAGACCGCTAAAGGTCCTCGCTTGATAGCATCAGAGCCAGCATCACATATGTGGTGTCAGCAACTGGTGTGGAAATGGATTAGGCACCAACTGTCACATAACGTGGCAAGGTACTTTGTCGATTTCCGTCGTCAAGACTTATCAGGAGACTTAGTCCTCAAAGCTTCCTTGGATCGGAGGTTAGCAACGGTTGATTTGTCCGATGCTAGCGACCGTCTTACGTGTTGGACCGTGGAGCGCATGTTTAGGACTAACTCGTCCTTACTTAACGCTCTGCACGCCGCACGTACGAGGTACATCAGAGACGAAATTTCTGATGAGAAGAGCTTCCTGTCATTACGGAAGTTTGCCTCGCAAGGTACAGCTGCGACGTTCCCTATTCAATCAATCTGTTTTCTCGCTATTGCCCTTGGCGTTTCAGTCAAGGGTGAGATCACAGAAAGAACGATAAAGGAACTTCGCGGCCAAGTCCGCGTATTTGGGGATGACATTATTATCCCCTCATACGGGTACGCGCGATTAGTTCGCGTCATGGACTTACTACAGTTGAAAGTTAGCGTAACAAAAAGTTACGTCAACGGTCACTTTCGTGAGTCCTGCGGTTCTGATGGCTACATGGGTTACGATGTAACCCCTGTAAAACCTAAGAAACTAATCGCGGACAGTCCGGCTTCGTGCCAGGCTCTCGTTGACACATCCAATAATCTCTTTAATAAAGGACTATGGAATGCATCAGAAAGCCTCAGAACCCTACTTCCTGCACGTTTACAACGTGGAATCAGGATTGTGGGTAAGCACGAAGCTGGCTTTGCCGGTCTCACCTCATTCAGTGGAAGCGATGAATCTCATCTTATTCAGAGATGGAATTCGCGCCTACATAGGAACGAGGTCCGAGTTTGGAATCTTTCTATCCAGACTCGACAACGAGACAGGCAAGGGTTTGCGGCCTTGCTGGACTTCTTTACCAGCTCACACAGTCATGAGCAAACTCGGACTGTGTCGATCTACCGCGAACCCCGAAAATCCATCATTGGATTTTCATGGGAGCCCCTCAACACGAGTGCTCGCGTGGCTGATTTGGTACTTAGACAAGGAAAGCGAACCTCAACTCGAACGAGAAATCGATCGAGTCGAAAATGAGATTCGCAACCAAGGTTACTTTATCCTCTCTTCTGAGATGGTAAAGCCTTTGGGTCTACGTCATAGTACTTTAATCAACGCATCTGAGTACTCGGATGCGATCTCTCACATTGCTATGGCCGAGATGGTCGATTGCGATTGCGAAGATTGTGTTGCTGACCGAGAGAGAGAGCTATCAGCTCCCTCGCCTCAGTTGGCTCACAAGCCAGCTGTTGCAAT